CACGGTCTTACATCCTGTTACCTTTTAAGTGGGCTGCGTGGTTACGTGCGCAAAACGACGGCGCTTTTAACGCCTTCCGGAGGCGGGTACACGGTTAAATGAAAAGTTCATGACCACGCCCGGTGTGCCAGACGACGTCACGAAATTCAAAATCGACATCCAGCTTGGTGTACTCCGCTGGTATGCCGCTCTCTAGCCATGTGATATATTCTTCTTCTAAGCTCATCTGCTGGCGCACGCTGATGCCGCTACGAGCGGCGAAAGCGGCACGGCCTGCTGGTGTGGCGCGTGTTACGTCAGCCTTGCTGCTAAGGATGGCTCCGATGAACTTGTGTATATCATCATTGAAAAACGTCATTAAGTTGTAACGCATTTCACCCTTGCGACAGTTTCTTCTCAACACTTTTGCAAGGCGCCAGGGATTAACCTCTTCTAATAGCCGGTTACGCACAACCTGGGCGAAAACGCCAATGACGGGTGTGAGACCGTCGGTATGCGCGTACGAGAATGCTTTGGCCAGCATTAGAATCTTCGTGTTACCCTTGGTAATGGAAGTGTGAATCTTGGCGAGAGTGCGGAATGGGTCAGCATAGCTGCACACCACCCCGCAATCTTCATACAAGTAGCGACCACAGAAGCTCAACTCCTGAAAACTGTTGACGAAAGTTAACTTGATGCTCAACCCCAGTAATGAGATGTACGACAAGTTAACTTCGATCTGGTCGCGCCACTTCGACATGTACCCAATAAGTATGTCATCGCCTTCGTGAAAAGTCCACCAATCGCTGGCCGGGATGTGACGGAAACACAACCAGACAGCAAATCGGCACACTCCGGCATTAAATGTGGACGTGTGGTTATCACCAGAACGTCTTTGTCCGTGTATGACATACTTAACTCCCAACTCGTTGTAACCCTGGGAGCAAAGGCAACGCTCGAGATATTGCACAAATAAGTCACAGTCGGCATGTTCCGAGTAAGCATGCCTGAGGTGACCAACCTCAACGACGCGTTGCAGCATCTCATCTATAGACTTGTCGAGCCGGTCAAAGTCTATATCTGCAAACGCGTCGAACTCCAACAACCTACTAAGTTTCCGATCCCGCTCCTCCGGTGTTAACCCCTTCACCATGTACGGGCAGTTGTGGGCCGCCTCGTCCATTGACGCTATCACCGGGCCCAGTAGAACCATTAGTGAAGTATCTGGTGGGGAAATGTTGCGCGGGTCGGTGTTTCTGACGGTGGTCTCTACCTTTATGAAGTTCTTCACCAGGCTTGCGCGGCCCGGGTTGATGCCAAACACGTCCACTTCTGACCGGGCTGTTCTGAGTATGGCGGCCTGGCCGCGTGGGTACCGCGATACCCACTCCTCGAACGGTTTTGGTGTTAACCCGGTCATCCACTGTAGGTT